TTACGCTTTGTGGAAGGTCACCAGCTCAGGACGGGCGATGCGCAGGTAATCCTGGGTATCCATAATCACGGATTTCTCCAGCAGGCCGGCGTTAAAGGCGATTTCGTCAAAACGCTCGAACAGCAGCGGGTCGGCAACCAGCGCCAAATCAGGATGGAAGCTAAAGGGCGGGATCGCGCCGAAAACGCAGGCGGTCAGGGTATCGACCTCAGCCGGGCTGGCGAGGGAGGCCTTCAGCCCGCCAAAATGGCGGGCAAGCTGGCTCAGGTCGGCCTGCAGATCGGCGGCGAGGATAGCCAGAACGTGTTTTTTTACGCCGTTTCCCTTCACCTTGCAGACGAGGGCCTTTGCGCCTTGTCGCAGATCGGTCCCGCGAATTTCACTTACCGCTTCACATTTTCCGACCGCCTCGTGCTCCATGACGCGAAACCGCGCGCCCTGCTCGGTGAGTAAGGTAATCAGCTGCTGGTGGGTGCCTGTTCCAATAACGTCGTCAGTCATAACGATTTTCCCGGTGATAATCCAGTATGCAGCGTTCTACATTAGCACGGGATGAACGGGGTCGAAAGAAAACAGCCAGCGCGTTCGCTGGCTGTTGGGTTATGCGTTGCTGGTAGCAGATTGCTTGTGGAGCAATTCTATTAATTTTAGTATTTTGTTTTAATTGAAAAAATTTCCATTCCCCAATTCATCCCCAAAACAACTCCCCAAAACTCATTCTGCATTTAGGGAAGGAAGGCTATATCTAGGTTTTTTCCTCTCGCTAAATAACAAGCTTTTTCCATTCCAGACCGCGATCATCACCGTACATAGCGCTCATTGCTTCTGTTTTATGCCCAAGCAAAGTTTTGACATCAATACCCTGCGCTTCATAGGTTCTTGATGAAAGCGACCTCTGTTCATGGAAAGGTGGCAAGGCGGTGCAATCTTTTGGCCATACGATATTCGCTTTGTCTCTCGCTTCCTTAAAATATTTTGATATTGTTTTTTCAGGGACGTGAGAACCTGCCTTGCCGTAAGCGTGATGTTTAACGTGGTGGATTAGGTATGGGCTTACAACTCTGTCCCGACACTTGCTTATGACATCAGACAATGTCATGCCAATGGCATCACATCTTAAATTTAATGGAATGGCTAACTTCACGCCTGTTTTATTCTGGGTTATATGGAGGTGGTTATCCCAGATGTCGCTGAACTTCATCGACACTATGTCTCCAATACGCTGGCCCGTTACCAGAGCCAGAAGCATTGAGTTCTGAGCGCATGGAGGCATTGATCCAGCGCTTTCATAAATTAACTTCCATTGGTCAATGCTCAGTCTGCTTCTCTTGACCTTAGCAATCGGATTCTTCACTGCTAAAGCAGGGTTATAGCCTGGGTCAACCTCGCCAGCGTGCTGTGCCTCTTTAAACACGTCGTTCAGAACGCTTCGCACAAGCTGACCCATTCTGTGTTTACCTTCAGATTTATATTCATCAATAATTGTTGCAATTAGTTTTGTGTCTACATCCTTCAGGCGCATATTAGGAGCTCTGTCGGAAAGAACTTGAGCACATATTCTTCTTGATTTAACAGTCGGTTTTTTTATCTCTCCATCACGCATCCTTTCCATCTGAATATCTACGTATCTTTTTATCCAGTCTGCAACACGAATTCCTTGTTCTTTCTTTCCTGAGCTCTTCATGACCATATCAATCAGTGCGAAAGATTGACGGGTTTCCTGCTCAGAGGTTATCCGATTCAACTCAGTAGCAGCGGCCTTTGCTGCCTCTTCATCGGTTCCGAAACCTATAAACGTTCCAGTGACAGGATGGCGATATTGCCAGTAAATTTTTGATGTACGTTTATCCAACTTGCAATATAGGTTGGGTATTTTAACATTATGCTTTCTGGGGCGAGCTGCCATTTATTGCTTTCTCCACTAACTGGCGAGCTTTGTCTGATAATGATGATGAAATATCAACATTGCCTACCATGCCAATAAAACGAGCGTCCTCATCTATAACCCAGCGGCGACCTTGCTTTAAAGCTGGTGGGAAAGTTTGCTTGGTCTTGGCTATTTTGTTTAATGCTGAGTTGCTTAATGGATATTTGAACCCATTAGGACCAGACGCCCACTCATGTAGTGTTACTAACTGCCCCATACGTTTCTCTCCACTTAACCGGCTGCACCCGGCTATCTCTTATAGAAAATGCAAGATGAGCAACCACCACGAAGCCCATCATTGCAGGTACGACATCTTTTTGTTTCGGTGTAATAGAGCTGGTGGACCATTTCCTTTGGCATGAGAACTGGCATCGGTACGCGGATGACTAGCTTTTTGAGCCTGTCGACTTCTCCGGCCAGTTCCAGCAGACGGGAGCGGCAATCCTCTGCCTCCTCGCGCCACCATGCGACATCTGCTTTAAGGCGGCGCATGCGCCGCTGTTTCAGTTTACTGGCCATCGATATTCACCTTTATCGCGAAAACCTTCACAGGGTCAGGCCCGAAGTGCGGATGTGTTATCACCTTCACTTCGTAACCAGCATACGGAACGTCGATTCGCTTGCTCGCGTCGTCGCGCTTCGGATAACCAGGCGCTCCGGATTAAGCCTGAATCGCACAGTTCAGTGATGCGGGAAAGCGATATTGTTCCGTCATTACCGGCAACTGAAATACTCCAGGAGAAAGTTAAGAAGATAGTCTCGGTGAAGGTCGATCCTGAATCACCGGAATCTTTCATGCTGAGGCCAAAGCGCCGCCGCTGGGAGAACGATAAGTACACCCGCTGGGTGAAGTCGCAGCAGTGCAGTTGCTGCAATAACCCGGCAGACGACCCCCACCACCTGATAGGCCACGGGCAGGGTGGAATGGGTACCAAAGCGCACGACATGTTTGTGATACCGCTGTGCAGAGCGCATCACGACGAGTTGCACGCTGATCCTGTGGCATTTGAAGCGAAGCACGGCGACCAGTTGGTGCTGTTGTTTCGGTTTTTAGATCGTGCGCTGGAAATCGGCGTATTAGCATGAATAGTGGAGAAAACATGCGTGACATTCAGATGGTTTTAGAGCGCTGGGGTGGTTGGGCTGCGAGCGATAGTTCTGGCGTGGATTACTCACCAATCGCTGCTGGCTTCAAAGGACTTCTTCCTCAAACAAGAAAATCCCGCCTGTCATGTACTGATGACGATGCCCTAATTATTGAGGGGTGCTTAGCTCGACTTCAAAAACGCAAGCCAAATGAGCATTCGCTTTTAGTTGCGCATTATCTCTATGGAATCTCAAAGCGGAAAATAGCGAAAGCGCGAAAGAAGGACGAGAAGTTGATACGCATAGAGATCCAGATGGCAGAAGGGTTTATTGACGGTTGCCTTAGCATGTTGGATGTGGACTTAGAGATGGATGTCGAAGTGAAATCGTGAAGCAAAAGCCCGATTATTCGGGCTTATTCTCAACATCTTTGACGTATAAAATCACAGCTGACTTGATATCACCGTCAACATGTTTTGCATTGATACTTAAATGAACAGGTTTTCTTTCCCATTCTGCTCGTTGGAGAGCTTCTTTGTTTCCCGACTCGTCGAGGAAAATGTCTTGCACTACACAAGTCAGTCGCTGGTCAGAATCGACTCTACGAACTTTTACTTTGAAACACTCTGGGTCCGTATTATTCACTTCCTCAATGCGGTAGATACCGTCTATACGCATTTCGACAGAGCGGCGACGTGCATTTGTGACCAATTCTTTTGCAGTTTCAGAATCGATGGTTACTCCATCAATTTCAGCGGTATCTGAGCGTACGAATGACTTAACCATGGTTGTCTTAGCGTCGTAAGACATGCGATCCATGTTGTCGAGAAGAGGCTTTTGGGCCACCATTTCAGAGATGATCTGAAGGCGTTTCGTTTCTTCTTGAGTCATCACCTGCATTGCGCGCAGGTGTTCTTTATCGCCTTCTTTAGCAATCTCAGCTAGGCGAGTATCTTTACGGTTATCTAAAAAGCGTTTAAAGACGGTTACACCGCCCCATATGACGGCAGCACCGAGAACTGTGAATACAATCTCTGTGGCGTTCATTTTTCCTACCAATTCTTGCGTAAGCTTGCTCAGGAATCCATCAATGTTGATCTCAACAAGTGACGAACCTTGCTCTACTGTAACTTCAATTTCTAAAGCATCAAGCTCTTCTTTAGTTAGCCTCCGAACATCTGGAGTGCCGTATTTAGCAAGCGCATAAGACTTGTTGATCTGCGATTGCATCTCAACGAAGCCCTTCATTACTGAGGGTGTAAGTGATTTGTTGAATTTATCACCGGTTAGCCTGATAGTTAGGCTAGGCCAGCCATTGAACGTAATTTTTTCTGGTAGGCCTTGCCCACTCAGATAACGTTCGAGCAATTCAAAAGCTTGCTGCTCGGACTCTACATCATACTGTATGTCACCCAAAGATAATCCCTCATTCTAAGCCCCGCGTTAACTGAGTAGTTAGGCAAGAACTGCTTTCTTATTTTGCTGTGCGTAGGAAAAATAAAGCAAAACTCATAAAAAATCACTAACGCGGTCCGCATTTTCTCGTTTACTGTGTTAAGAGTGGTTTCTACGCCACGGACTTAAAACGATTCTTAAACCTCGCCTAGCCGGGGTTTTGTCAATTTTAGAGGCTGCCACGGGCGGCCTTTTTGGTTTCCCCTCGTTCTGAGAGGACTCATGGCGATGATGTATTGACCGCTAGAATGGATTAGTTGTAACTTATTATTGTGGTGAATCCTTTCTAAGCGAAAGGGCGTTCCAGTCAACTGCTATCTGCAGGTATGCGCGCGGCTTTGCTGACTGGGGTAGAGTCACCGGGAGGCACCCGGCACCATGACAACAACAATACAGTTTCAAATTCCTTGAGAGCCTGCCGTAAAAAGCAGGCCTTTTTTTATGAATTTGCAAACTGCTGCTACGCTTGAAATGTGTGTTGAAGGTAATTGCCTGATGGTTCTCCTGAACCGTTGTGAACCAGCCCGATACTGTCTCACTCAGGTCAGTTAGCAAGACTCACGACTACCTACCTTACTTACTAATAGTCACTCATTAGCCCGCCTTCAAAAGCGGGCTTTTTTATTCCCCTCATCACTGAGAGGATTCACGGCAATAAGAGGGGGACTAGATGTCCGATCCTGTTTCTGGCACGACAGTAGCGGCTGGTGGTCTGATGGGGGCCAGCATGTTCGGCCTGGCAACCGGCATAGATTACGGTGTGGTGTTTGGCGCATTCGCTGGTGCGGTGTTCTACGTCGCTACGGCGGTTAATATCAGTCGCCTTAAGCTGGTGGGCTACTTCATCACCTCATTCATCTTCGGCGTTATCGGCGCTCCACTGCTTGGCTCTTACTTCTCCAAATGGACGGGGTATAGCGACAGGCCACTTGATGCGCTGGGCGCGGTAATCGTAGCCGCTATTGCTATTAAGCTGCTGACGTTCGTCAACAGTCAGGATTTGGGTAGCCTGTTTGGAATTCTCTCGCGTTTACGTGGTGGAGGGGCCAGCAATGGTAACAAGTGATCCGAGTGCGATGGCAAACGCAATTATCTCTGCTGTGATCGTTATTGCACTGATGTTCTACCAGCGCGGCGGGGCGAGACATCGCCCTCTGATATCGCTGATGGCTTATTTCACGGTGCTGGTATACGCCAGCGTCCCTTTCCGTTACCTGTTCGGCCTGTACCATGAATCGCACTGGTTCGTGGTGCTGGTGAACGTCCTGATATGCGCCGCCGTTCTATGGGCTCGGGGAAACGTGGCGCGCTTGGTTGACGCACTGAGGCACTAATGAACCAATCACAATTTCAAAAGGCGGCTGGGCTAAGCGCCGAGTTAGCTGCGCGCTGGTTTCAGCCAGTCAGTGATGCGATGGAAGAGTTCGGCATCACCAGGCCGGTAGACCAGGCGATGTTCATTGCTCAGGCAGGGCATGAATCAGCTGGCTTCACTCTGCTCGTGGAAAGCTTCAACTACCGCATTGCAGCACTTGTTAACTTCATCCGTGCAGGACGTCTCACAGCAGACCAGGCAAATGCGCTTGGCCGCCGTCCTGAGGAGCGAACATTACCGATTGAGCGCCAACGCGCCATTGCTAACCTGGTATACAGCAAGCGCATGGGTAATAACGCTCCCGGAGATGGCTGGTTATACCGTGGGCGTGGGCTTATCCAGATTACCGGCCTCAACAACTACCGTGACTGCGGGAACGGCCTGAAGGTTGATTTGGTTAAGCAGCCTGAGCTATTGGCCGAAGATGTTTATGCAGCCAGAAGCGCGGCGTGGTTCTTCGCCACGAAGGGATGTCTGAAGTATTCCGGTGACCTGATGCAGGTGACGAAAATTATCAACGGCGGAACGAACGGACTGGAAGATCGTCGCGCTCGCTTTGGTCAAGCCAAAACCGTACTGGTGTGAGGTTGAGATGGGGATTGAAACAATCATTGGCCTTGCTGCACTGGTTATGGCTGCAATCGCTGGAGCGTTTGGTATTGGTCATTCACGCGGCACCAGCAAAGCGGAAGCCAAAGCAGACAAGCAGCGCACCGAAGAAAAGGCTGCAGCCACTGAAGCAGTAGCCGAACGCCGGGTAGAAGCAACGAAAGAGGCCAGCAATGTACAGCAGACTGTTAACCGCATGCCTGATGACGATGTTGATCGCGAGCTGCGTGACACGTGGAAGCGTCCCGGTGGTGGTTGATACCGCCTGTGACTGGGTAAAGCCAATCTACCTGACCGATCACGACATTGACGTTATGGACCGCCAGACGAAGAAAGACATACTGGCGCATAACAAATCGGTTCAGGCGAACTGCCACACGAATGAAAATTCTGTCACACAATAGAATTTTCTATTATCAATGGGGATTTTAATGAACGTGTTAACTAATGAAACAGTGAAGATGGTATTCAACCTTGGGATCGCTTCACTTGAAAAAGAAGAAGATTTAATAATAAGCAAGCAAATTATTGTTGCTGCGTTTGCTGAGATTATTGAATCTCGAAAAAATTGCCAGCCAACTCCGTACGAGAAACTTCTTGCTGATAGCAATGGCAGGATAAAATGGGAGGCTCCTCGAGATCTTGGCGTGCCTGTGTGAACAAAAGCTTCAAAATTGATATGCTATTCCCATTGAATTCTACATGATGGTGAGGAGCATTTGTAAATGCAGAACGTTCATGGCTTATCGCTGATTACAACATTGGTTAACCTCAGGCTCGGCGGTAAATCCGTATCAATCGGGACAGGTTTTTTTTACAAAAATGAAAAAGGCTTTATCTTTTTGGCAACAAATTACCATGTCATCACAGGTATAAGTCCATCTGATAAAGCTACAAAAGCCGTACATGGTGATGAAATTGTAATACAGCTCAGAGATAAAGAGGGAAAGGCATACAATCAACATATCCCGTTATTTGCCCTTAATTCCAATAATTGGCTTGAACACCCAACTGATGATGAAGCTGATATCGTTTTAATACCTCTACCACCTAAGCTTCTGGAAAATGCTGACTTCGCTTATATCGGCAAGGGAACTACTTTAAAAAACGTTTTATTGCATCCATCTTCTCCTGTAGTAATGATTGGTTATCCACATGGGTACAGCGATTCTGTGAATAACCTCCCCATATGGAAAACAGGCAGCTTAGCAAGCGAGCCCGAGTACGATTTTGATGGCAAAAAAGTTATTGTCGTTGATATTTCTGCTTTCCCAGGGATGTCTGGATCACCAGCATTCTATGTTTCTCATAACGGCTACGCCACCAAGAATGGAGACATCTTCATGGGTGGGGGTATGGCAGTTCATTTTCTAGGCGTTTACGCAAGTATGCAAATGCTTAATAGTGATCTGTACCTTGAGCAAGTGCAGAATCAGTCAAGTTACAAAGTATCACATAGCGAATCGTTACAGCTTGGACATGTTTGGAAGGCTCAATTATTAGAGGAAATTGCAGATTCCTTTGATCCAGATACTTACTTTAAGCATTTTATGAGGAAGGTAATAAGGCCTGCAGTTCAGCCTTCATTTTTACCTAAATTTGAAAATACTCGCTGGTAGATTTTTGCTCTTAGGCCCCGTTTTTGCGGGGCTTTTTGATTACCATCACCATGGGCAGACCCATCGTAATGGCTATAGAGGATAAATCGGGAATATACCCTATAGGGGATAAAATGCAGGTAACTATAGATGAAATCCCGTATGCACCTATCTGCAATTCACCATCAGCTATCGGTATTGCCATAACGACGCATAACCGCGCTGACGCTCTGAGCCGCGCCCTGACTCAACATATGAAGTTTTTACCCGCGGGTGCGCTGGTGGTCATTATTGACGATGGCTCCAAACCTGCAGCTAGAGTGCCTGACGGTGTGCAGCTGCTTCGCCATGAATCATCGCTCGGCATTGTTGCCTCGAAGAACGCCAGCCTGTCAGTGCTGATGGATGCCGGATGTGAGCATCTATTTTTGTGGGACGATGACGCCTGGCCTAATGCCGACAACTGGCATCTGCCTTACATCGAATCACCAGAGCCGCACCTGGCTTACCAGTTTCTCGATCTGGCTGGCCGCAATAAGTTGAACGATATGGCGGTACTGTACCGGGATGATAAGCACATCGCCTACACCGGGCAGCGCGGCGTGATGCTGTACTACCACCGCAGCGCGATAGAGACGGTTGGCGGGTTCGATCCGGTATATGGGCGGGGAATGTACGAACATCCCGATCTGGCCCTTCGTATTCACAACGCCGGGTTATCAACCTGGGCGTTCGCTGATGTGGTTGGCTCTGAAAAACTGATTCACTCGATGGATGAGCATGAAGAGGGGACGCGCTCAATACCCCGGCCCGACCGTGAAGCGCTGGTGAAACGCAACGTTGGGATCTTCAACGCACGGCGTGATAGCGGCTATACCGGCTTTGCCTCATACAGCAGCAATCCGAATCTGGTCATTACTACTCTGCTGACGAGTCAGCCTGATCCTCAGCGTACCGCGAAGATGAAACCAGAACCGGAAGTTCTTCAGCTCTGGGCTAACTCATTATCTGGTGGGCTGCCGGTTGTCCTGGCTGATGAACTGAAAGCGCCCCCATGTGGTGCTGACCTTCATGAAGTTCCGGCGCTGAACATGAGTCCTTACTTTGCGCGCTGGCTGCATATCTATCAGTACCTTCGAGCCCACCCTGAATACCATCTTGTCTGGTGTACGGACGGGACAGACGTTGAAATGCTGCGTGAGCCCTGGGCAGAAATGGTGCCCGGTAAAATTTACGTTGGTTCTGAGCACAAGACGTATGCCGACGAATGGATGAAGTCCAATCACCACGGCAAAGCCTATAGCGATTTCATCGATCAGCATCGTGATGAACCACTGCTTAATGCTGGCCTGCTGGGTGGCAGCCGTAAAGACGTAATGGAGTTTGCCCACCGGATCATCCGTCAGCATTACCTGACTGAGAGCCACCGCTTCTGGAAGATGGAAGCAGCTCCCGCCACGCTGGTGGACATGGGCGCTTTCGGTATGGCTGCAAAGTCATTCGGTGATCGTGTCGTCACCGGTCCTAAGATTCACACCATCTTCAAAGCGGATGGCATCGGTAAGGAGGCCGCATGGTGGAAGCACAAGTGAAATTCGTTGTGGTTGGTCACCATTCTCGGCATAAGCAGGCGTTGCGCCTGGCTGAATGCCTCGGTGCCACGTTACTTATTGATAGCGGCGAACACGGCGCGAACTGGAATCATCGCCGCGCGCTTGAATGGGCCGCCAGCCAATCATGTCGTGTTGTAGTGCTTGAAGATGATGCTCTACCCGTTCCTGGGTTTACTGACCGGGTGATTGACTGGCTGACCCGCTTCCCTGACGACATGCTGAGCTTTTATCTCGGTACCGGCCGACCGCCTCAGTACCAGAAAGAGATAGCCGGAATGCTGGTGGATGCAGACAGAGTGAGCGCTGATCACCTTGTCCTGAGCAAACTGATTCACGGCGTATGTTACAGCCCTCCTCAGGGCAGGCTGACGCGCATGCTTAACGCATGGAATAAAACGCTGGCAGCAGATTACGCCGTCGGTGAGGCGTTCGGTGGCCGGGTTATTTATCCGTGCTACTCGCTGGTGGATCACGCCGATATGCCGACGGTCGAGCGTCACCCTGACAACGAGCCGAGGACAGAACGCCGCCGCGCTTGGAGACTGGCATGAACAAAGAGCCCCGCGTATATGGCAGCCGATGGGATAAGGCCCGTCTCCGTTTCCTGCAGCAGCACCCACTATGTGTGATGTGCGAGCAGCAGGGGCGCATAACACCAGCAACGGTGGTTGACCATATCGAACCCCACAAACTCAAAGATGCGATTAAGTCTGGTAACCCGCTGGTCATCTCGAAAGCACAGCTCCTGTTCTGGAGTAAAGAGAACTGGCAGCCACTGTGCAAAGCACATCACGATTCAACGAAGCAGAGAATGGAGAAGAGCGGCACCGTCATCGGCTGTGATGCCAACGGCTACCCACTCGATCCCACGTCTCACTGGAGCACGTAATGAAAGACCTCAGTATTGAATACCGCGGCGGTAAGTTTGTTCAGCTGGTGATCGATGGCGTGGTGATGAAGGGCGTGACCTCGATTGAGTTCTCCCATTCAGTCGGCCAGGACGTACCAACGTTGAGTGTATCCGGTCACTTATGGCCTGAACCTGAGAAGACCGCTCCAGTCCTCCAGCAGGTAGATAAAGACTCGGCTTAGCGCGGCGATGAGGCAGGGGATAGGCCTCAAATGAAATCATTTGAAATGCAATGATATCAAATGAGAATTAATCGCATCAGGGGTAGGGGGGGGGATCAAATCTTCAAATCCTTTGCCCCAAATGACCGCCGCCAAAGTTTGATTTTAACGCTAACCCGATTTTTTTAGTTTTAAGGTGTTGACATATGGCAGATAAACGAACCCGTTCCGACAGTTCGGCGGCAGCGGTTCAGGCCATGAAAAATGCAGCAGTGGACACCATCGATCCTCCGTCCCATGCAGGTTTGGAGAAAAAAGCCGAACCATTCTGGCATGACAATATCAGATCGAAAGCTCTGGACAGCTGGACGCCAGCCGACCTTTTGGCCGCCGTAGAACTGGCAAATAATCAGCTCTATATCACCGTTTTACGCAAGGATTTGCGTAAAGAAGAGCGAATTCGCGGAGAGGGCCGCGACGAAGGGCTTATCAAAGACCTACGCAAGCAGATTGTTGAGCTGCAGCGAACTATGCTGGCTCAGCGCCGTGACCTCCAGATCCATTCCCACGCAACCAACGGCGAAAGCCGCGACCAGAAGAAACGCAATCAGAATGATCGTGATGCACGAAATACCAAAAACGAGCATCAGGACCAGGACGACAACCTGATCGCCTTTCCCAAGCACGGATAAAAGACTATGACGCGAGGTGAGCGTGTAATAGCGTTCATTGAGCGCTTTTGCATCGTGCCGGAAGGCAAGCTTATCGGCCAGCCAATGAGGCTGGACCCCTTTCAGAAAGAATTCATCCTGGCGGTTTACGACAATCCAGCCGGAACGGATATGGCGATCCTCAGCATCGCCCGAAAAAATGGTAAGACTGGCCTAATTGCCGGAATTCTGCTGGCTCACCTGGTGGGGCCTGAAGCCGTGCAGAACACGCAGATTGTCAGCGGTGCACTCAGCCGGGAACAGGCGGCCATCGTTTTTAACCTTGCGGTGAAGATGGTTACCCCAGGGCACAGCGGCGCCGCCGACCTGAAAGCGGCAATGCAGCACGGTACGGTTGAGGGTATGTCGGTTGGCTTTTCCGTTGCGAAAGACGATTACACCATCATTCCAACAGGCCGCATCTTTAAGAATATCCAGGCTCTGCGCGAAATCAGCGTCTGCACTTTCCCCGCCAACGAACAGGCTGGCATCGCAGCCATGAAAAGTGTCGATGGCATTGAAACGATTCGTGATGTGGAGAACTGGCTGAGGGATTCAGTCGGGCTCACCAAATCACAGGCAGTTGGGTTAATAGCCCGGTTTAAGTCAGCGATTCGGAGCGAGTCCGAGGGCGACGGAAACGAAGCACAAATCAACGCTCTGCTTCAGAGCATTAAATCTTTCCCTTCCAATTTAGGTAATTAATTATGTCTGAACTCGCTCTCATTCAAAAAGCAATCGAAGAACCGGTAATAGCGACAACACCATGAAAGCCAGCGAGCGCGTCTTCAGCGATGAAGATCAGGAGCAGGTATCTAAAATTTATGGTCCTGTGCATGCGCGCCTGCTGGCTCAGGCCCTCAACCTCGGAATGAGCCAGGAAGAAGCGGGAAAGCCGTAAAGCAGCCGCTGACCTTCTTCCTGATGTCGCTGGCGCTCCGGATGGGGCGTACTCTCCACGAACTGCGCCAGACCATGACCGCCAGCGAGCTCAAAATGTGGATCGAGTTCGACCGCATCAGTCCGATTGGTGACTGGCGCGCCGATGCTCAGGCGGCGCAGATCTCCGTTGCAATGCTGAACTCTCAGGGCGGGAAATTCACCATTCCTGACGTGATGCTGAAATGGGGTGAGCAGGAAGAAGGCGCTGAAGTCTCTGAACTTGAAGAATGGATGTCCAGTCTTTGATGCCCGCGGCTGCGGGCTTTTTTATGGGTGAAATATGGCAACGCTGCGCGAGCTAATCATCAAAATTTCGGCGAACTCTTCTTCTTTCCAGTCAGAGATCGCCAGAGCGTCCCGCATGGGAACCGATTACTACCGCACTATGGAACAGGGCGGGAAAAAAGCTGCAGCGGCCACGCGTGAAACTCAGCGGTCTTTGGCTGACCTGAATTCTCAGCTTGCAACCGTGCGATCTTCTGCTGCCGGGCTTGCCGGTGCGTGGGCTGGTGCATTTGCCACACATCAGCTGATTCAGTTTGCCGATACGTGGAACCAGTTGAATGGGCGTCTTCGCCTTGCGTCCTCTTCCAGTGAGGATTACGTGCAATCCCAGCGCGTGCTGATGGAGATTAGCCAGCGCACCGGAACATCCCTCGAGGCAAACAGCAACCTGTACAGCAGAATTGCGCAGTCCCTGCGTGATGCCGGTTACGCTTCTGCTGATGTCGCAAAAGTGACGGAAACCGTAGCAACCTCACTGAAGCTGTCTGGCGCCAGTACCGAAGAGGCGAGTTCTGTTATCACCCAGCTTAGCCAGGCACTTGGCTCAGGCGTTTTGCGAGGCGAAGAATTTAACTCCATAATGGAGAACGGTGGCCGCCTGGCGAAACTGCTGGCTGATGGGCTGGGTACCACTGTTGGTGGCCTGCGAAATATGGCCAACAACGGCGAACTGACGACCAACAAGATCGTCCCGCTGCTGACCAACGTTGAGATCCTCCGTAAAGAATTCGACACCCTTCCTGCATCCATCAGCGGGTCTGCACAGAAAGTGCAAAACGCCTTCCTTGCATGGGTTGGCGGGGCGAACGATGCGGTCGGCGCATCATCCACGCTTTCCGGCGTGCTGGATGGTCTGGCGAATAACATCGATGATGTGGCAAATACAGCCGGTATTCTGGTTGGTGTTGGCCTCGCTCGTTATTTTGGCAACATGGTCGGCAACGTTGCTCAGTCAACCCGGGCAGTCCTCGCTAATACGGCCGCCGAGGTCGCGCTGGCGCAGGCTCAGGTTCGCGGCGCTCAGGTTAGCGTTTCTGCTGGTCGCCAGGCTGTTTACCGCGCTCAACAGGCGCGTGCTGCGGCGACGAGTATTGAGGCTCAGATTGTCGCTGAGCGTAATCTTGCTGCTGCTCAGGCATCACTGAATACGGCGCTTGCTGGCAGGACTTCGGCCGTTAATAACCTCACCAATACAGCCTCGGTGATGTCCCGCCTGGGTAGTGGCGTTCTTGGCATTCTCGGTGGCTGGCCTGGAGTGATTATCGGTGCCGGCGCTGCGATGTATGGCCTTTATCAGCATACCCAGCAGGTGCACCGTGAGGCGGTAGGATTTGCCAACAACCTTGACGAGATCAACACCAAGCTCCAGCAGATGTCGGTGCTTGGACTGCGTTCGACCGCGGCTGATGCCCGTACATCTTTACAGGCGCAAAAACAGGACCTGGCCGACCTCGACTCTCAGATCGCGAAGGTGAAAGACAGCCTTAAGGCGGTTGACCAAATCCAGCAGGACTATAACCGCCATCCGACGCTGACCCTGATCAACACTTTCATGGACCAGGCCGACATCACGGCCAAAAATATCGATCTGACCGATAAGCTGAACCAGCTGGAGTACCAGCGCGAACAGGCAGCCTCAAAAGTCGAGCAAACGCAGAAGCTGGTAAACAACGCCAGTGACCTGGCCACGCAAAAGGCTATCGAACAGGCTGGTGCCGTCTCAATCCTGAAAGGTGCGTATGATCTGCTTAACCGCTCAATGTCAGCGACAGCTGGTGCGAAGCCGCCGCAGTATGCCGGGCCCGTCGTTTCACTGGCGAACGCAACTCCTCAACAGCAAACCGCACTGGAGCGCTCACGCCGCGATAACGAGCTGGCCAGTCTCAGCGGATTAGAAAAACTCCATCAGCAGCACGTCTACGAAGCAGAAGACCTGAAGCTGACGGGGGCGCTTTATACACAGTACATCTACAACAAGGATCAGGCAGCCAAAAAGGATGCAGCAGCTGCAGAAGCAAAAAAAACTTCCACTGCTGCCTCAAATGCGCAGAGTAAAGCCGAGCGCGAAGCGGCCAGCACCGCCGAACAGTATTCCCGGAAAATGGCCGATCTGAGTGTGGCTATCGATGTGCAACGCGTCAGGGCGACGGAAGGCGAAAAAGCATCCGAGCTTTACGCGGCATCGCACCAGGCAGGCACTAAATGGACCGACGAGCAGCGCAGGGCGATCCAGGCATCATCAGCAGAGCTGGCAAAATGGACGCAAAAAGCCGACGAGAACGTGCGCAAGCAGCGCGAACAGGCTGATGCCCTGAAGGATTTAACTGAAGCGGCCAGAAAGTTCAGGGATGAGGCGACGCTGACAACCGAAACCGCAAGCATGAGCGATCGCCAGCGCAGCCGGTTCGACGAGACGCAACAGATCGACCGTGTTTTTGCTAAAACGGACGGCGGTACCGAGTCCATCGCGCAGCGCGCCGCAGCCCTCGATGCTCTGGATAAGAAATACAAGGCTATTGCAGCAGCTGAAGCGGATTGGATGTCCGGAGTATCACGCGGCTATGCAAACTGGTTTGATGAAATCAGTAACGTATCCGGCACGGTTTCTGACGGGGTGAAAACCACACTCGACAGCGCGTTTGGTAACGTCACCTCAATGCTAGAAGGCAATAAGGTTAGCTGGAAATCGTGGGGTATTTCTGTCCTGCAGATTATCGAAAAAGTGGCTCTGCAGATGGCGGTGGTTAGCGCGATGGGTGGGGCCTCTTCCGGTTCTGGCATCTTTGGCTCTCTCATCGGCAGTGTAGGCAGCTTCTTCGGGGGCGGGGCGGGAGCATCAGCCAGCACCGGTACAGCGGTTTCCAGTTACGGCTCGAGCTTCCAGTTTAATGCCAAAGGCGGCGTTTATGACTCCCCCTCTCTGAGCGCTTTCAGTAATGGGATCGTCAGAAACCGCGCATCCTACGCATTCGGCGGTGTTACAAACACCGCGGCACAGGGGTACCCGGTGCCTCTGCTTTATGGTAAGCGTCGAATCGGCGGAGCGATTATTTCTGCCGGAATTTATGTCGAAGATCAGCAGTAGATAACTAACCTTTTTTCTGGCCACCTTCGGGTGGCTTTTTTTATGGGCGCAATATGGCTACAGATAAAGTGTTAAAAGGCCGCAAGGGCGGCAGCTCAAGTTCCCGAACCCCTACCGAACAGCCTGATGATCTGCAATCTGTAGCAAAGGCAAAAATCCTCGTTGCGCTTGGGGAAGGGGAGTTTGCAGGGCAGCTAACCGGCAAAGATATCTACCTGGACGGAACGGCACTGGAGAATGCTGACGGCTCCCAAAACTTCAGCGGCGTTACATGGGAGTTTCGCGCAGGAACGCAGGCGCAAAAATATATTCAGGGTATTCCCGGTACCGAAAACGAAATCAGCGTAGGAACTGAGGTATCAAGCGCTACAGCCTGGACGCGCACGTTTACTAATACGCAGCTTTCAGCAGTTCGCCTGCGTCTGAAATGGCCATCGCTTTTCAAACAGGAGGACGACAGCGATCTGGTCGGTTACTCGGTTAATTATGCGATTGACCTGCAGACGGACGGCGGCACATGGCAGACGGTACTCAATACCAGCGTGACCGGCAAAACGACGTCTGGTTATGAGCGCAGCCACCGTATCGATTTACCGCAGGCTGGCAGCACCTGGACAATACGCCTGCGTAAGATTACCTCTGACGCCAACAGCGCGAAGATCGGCGACACGATGACGCTGCAGAGCTTCACCGAGGTGATTGACGCCAAACTGCGTTACCCGAACACCGCGCTGCTCTACATCGAATTCGACTCAAGCCAGTTCAACGGCTCTATTCCCCAAATTTCATGCGAACCGCGCGGCCGCGTTATCCGCGTTCCAGATACCTACGACCCTGAAACCCGCACTTATAGCGGAACATGGACCGGTGCGTTTAAGTGGGCATGGACGGATAACCCTGCGTGGATTTTTTACGATCTGGTTGTTTCTGACCGGTTCGGCCTTGGGCACCGTTTGACCGCTGCGAATATTGATAAATGGACGCTTTATCAGGTTGCCCAGTATTGTGATCAGATGGTACCAGACGGCAAAGGAGGCAACGGTACCGAGCCACGTTACACCTGCAACGTGTACATTCAGGACCGGAACGACGCCTACACAGTCCTGCGTGATTTTGCTGCTATCTTCCGTGGTATGACCTACTGGGGCGGGGATCAGATTGTGGCCTTGGCTGACATGCCGCGCGATGTTGATTACAGCTACACGCGCGCTAACGTTGTTGGCGGTCGATTCACATATTCGAGCAGCACCACGAAAAGCCGCTACACCACAGCGCTAGTTTCATGGTCAGACCCGGGTAACGCTTATGCCGACGCGATGGAGCCGGTATTTGAGCAGGCGCTGGTGGCGCGATACGGCTTCAATCAGCTGGAAATGACAGCCATCGGCTGCACCAGGCAGTCAGAAGCGAACCGAAAGGGGCGCTGGGGTATTCTCACCAACAACAAGGATCGCGTTGTTTCGTTTGATGTCGGGCTGGACGGAAACATTCCGCAGCCAGGCTACATCATCGCGGTGGCAGACGAGCTGCTTTCCGGAAAGGTTATGGGCGGCCGCATCAGCGCCGTTAACGGTCGCGTTATCAAACTTGACCGAGTGGCAGATGCGACAGCAGGTGATCGCCTTATTATCAACCTACCTTCCGGAGCGTCGCAGAGCAGGACCATTCAGGCCGTGAACGGTGAATCAGTCACAGTCACCACGGCATACAGTGAGACGCCACAGGTTGAAGCTGTTTGGGTAGTTGAATCTGACGAGCTTTACGCTCAGCAGTATCGCGTTGTCAGCGTAAGCGATAATGATAATGGCACCTTCTCGATCACCGCCGCATGGCACGATCCGGATAAATATGCCCGTATCGATACTGGCGCAATTATCGACCAGCGGCCAATAAGTGTAATACCTCCTGGTAATCAGTCCCCGCCAGCTAACATCGTGATCAGCTCGTTTTCTGTTGTTCAGCAGAATATCAGCGTCGAGACCATGCGCGTCAGCTGGGACCAGGCGCAGAATGCTATCGCCTATGAGGGGCAGTGGCGCCGTAACGACGGAAACTGGGTGAACATGCCTCGCAGTTCCACCACGTCATTTGACGTCCCGGGGATTTATGCCGGGCGCTACCTGGTGCGCGTGCGCGCAATTAATGCCGCTGAAATTTCTTCCGGGTGGGGATATTCAGAAGAGAAGACACTGACCGGCAAAATAGGTAATCCGCCTAAGCCAGTAGGATTCACAGCCACGGGCATTAACTGGGGGATTCGTCTTAACTGGGGTTTCCCGGCAAACACCGGCGATACGCTAAAAACGGAAATTCAGTACACTGCCAACAGTGACTTTTCAGATCCACTCTTGCTCTCAGACGTGCCTTATCCATCTGCGGAATACACCCAGCTCGGCCTTAAAGCAGGGCAGGAATTCTGGTACCGCGCGCAGCTGGTCGACAGAACGGGTAACGAGTCCGGGTATACCGACTGGATCAGGGGGATGTCTAACGATAACGCCGATGATTATCTGGGCGATATCGCAGATGATTTCCTAACCTCTGCAGACGGAGAACGCCTAACTGGTGACATCGATACCAACATTGAGGGAATACTGCAGAACGCCCTGGCGAACCACGGAACTGTTGAGCACCAGTGGGCACAATACGGAGAAGTGCGTGCCGATATTCTGGTGGTTAAAACGACGATTGCTGAAGTTGATAATGCAATGGCCGAACTGTCAACGCAGGTGCAGGCCCAGATTGATGATGTTACTGCAGCACTGGAGGACAAACTTACCGCCGTCGTTGATGCCTCTGGCGCTTCGGCTATCTACACCCTCAAAACGGGCGTGAGAATAAACGGGGTGATGTACAACGCCGGGATGTCTATTGCAGTGCTTGCAGAGGCAGGGAAGCCGGTAGTCACGCGGGTTGGTTTCAACGCTAACCAGTTCGTGCTGATGAGCGGCAGTGGTGATACCCAGTATTCTCCTTTCGCGGTGGTAAACGGTCAGGTATTTATCAACTCAGCGTTTATTCAGGATGGCACGATCACCAATGCCAAAATCGGTAACTTTATCCAGTCCAACAATTATGTTGCAGGGTCGCAGGGATGGCGAATTGATAAAGGTGGCACGCTGGAAATGAATGGTGCCACATCAGGGCAGGGCAGATTAACGCTGAATAATACCCGTATGGATGTTTATGATCAGAATGGAACGCTTCGCGTAAGAATAGGACAATTATGATGATAAAATTTTTGGCTATTACAACCTGTTTTATCCTGACTGGATGCGCTTATAAAGAATCAACGGTTGATGCTGACTGCACAGCAGTTTATACGCTGAAAACATTTGTGGTCGGAGGTGATTATCCTGTGAAGATTAATGCGGTCAGGCATGACAGATTTGGGCGAGTTTATTATCGTGCAGCACCAGGGCAATCGTATGTGAATTTTTATGGTCGCTGGCAGCCAGCGACTTCATTTATGCATGGAGACTGCCCACGATGAGCTATGGATACCAAATATTTGATGATACTGGAGTGGATATAACTGGCCTAATTACTCCCATATTTTTCCTTGACAAGTTGACATCGCCATCAGGGACCAAAACATACCCTGCCCCACCGGCAGGTAAAACGCTTAAGGCATTAGTGATAAATTCCATGCTCTGGAATGGTTCGGCAGGTAATTCGTCAGTTAGCGTCAGCGGAAATACTGTGACGTGGAGCGGTCTTGCAGGGAATTCTACATTTTTTGCCATGGTTTACTGGGGGTAGTGATGTCATATGGTATGCAGATTTTGCGGCCGGACGGAAATTTATGGCTAAGTCCTGAGGTAACACCGATGAATCTTATTGATAAAGGTGTCATGGCTGGAATTAATGGCGAGGTATTTCAGACGCGCATCCCATCAGGAATACCGGCTATCTTCTTTGTAAGAATGCAGAATGAATTGTACGCATCATTCAGCCAGATTGACCAAAACGGATACAACTCACTCAGGATTGATGTTAATGCAGGTGTGGGGAGTATCCATATTTATGCTTTTGCTGCGATGGTGGTTGCTTCTCCAGCATTTGGGATCGCGATGTATGACGCTTCAGGTAAAATGATTTATCACGGAAATATGAGGCCACTTGAGTGCTATCAGGTTGCAAGTCAGGGAACAAACACCCGTATTGATGTTGGATATCTTGCCGCCGTGTGTCCTGTGCAGATGTCAGTATATTCAGTTGTTAACTCATCGGTTGGTGGATGGAATATATTCGTATCTTCATCATCAGCAAGTGGAAGCATTGTTTCCACGCCAAGCCGACAAGTTGCAAACACATCTGGTCCGGCGGGTTTCATATGGAGCAATTCAATGTTGGTCATTAATGCATCAAAATATGATTAAGGATTCATAATGTCTGCAGGAACTATCACCCTGACAAACGGGTCCGCTTTTGTTGGCGGTTCCGGGACCTCATTCGCAACCGAACTCGCCGCAGGTGACTTTATTGTCTCTACTGTTGGCGGTGTACCGTATACATTGCCCGTAAAATCGGTAGAGAGTAATGCGCAACTTACGCTGGTCAGCAATTTCACCGGGCCAACGCAATCCGGCGCCGCCTGGTCAGCCGTCCCCCGCGTTGCGCTGAACATGGTAACTGCTGCGCTGGTGGCACAAAGTGCAGAAGCGCTGCGTGGACTGAATTACGACAAACAGAACTGGCAAAGTATTTTTTCTGGAAACGGCAATGTAACAGTAACTTTGCCGGATGGGACGAAATGGACGGGACCAGCATGGAATAGCATTTCTAATACCATCTCGGGAATTTCTGATGCCATCTCTGGCATTGCTGATGAGCTATCAGGTAAGGCGGCAAAAGGTGCAAACAGCGACATCACCTCTCTCAGCGGACTCACTACAGCGCTATCTGTAGCACAGGGCGGTACCGGTTCGACAACCGCATCAGGCGCTCGCACAAAGCTCGAGTTAGGGAGTTCAGCAACAAAGAATGTTGGTTCAAATACTGGTGATGTGGTGACGAGTGGCAGTACGCAACCACTTTACAAAACTACGTTGCCTGCCGTTGGTTACAATGACCTTGGCGATTATGGTTATAAGGCGACATCAACATTACCTTCAGACAGCGTAGCAAAAACAACAACCACACTTGTGCAAACTCCCAGATGGACATTAGGTGTTTCATATGGAATATATAATTCATCCGACAACTCTCCAGAAAACGCAGCGCATTTGCTGATTATGACGGATGGTGTAGGTTACCTTCGTCGCTATTATTTTTACAATAACGGAGACATCGTAGGGCCATCTGGTAAGTTTTATTCAGAAAAAAACACCACTGTTGATACAAACGGATTTATCAAGAAAGCCTCTCCTATAGTGAGATTGTTTGGTGATGGAACTCTGAAAAGCAACAATGAAGCGGAAGGCGTAACAGCAACGAGAAAATCCGCTGGCGTTTATCACGTCGCAGGAAGCCTTGGCCTGAACCCTGAGGGGTGGACGGTTGAGATTCCGCAGGACATGAATGGAAATTTCCTGTGTTTTGTGAACATCAGTACTGATGAAGATGGTGTGCTGACGGTATCGACCTTTAAACGCCGGTTTGATGTTGATTCCGCCATGATAGTCGCCGGGGAACCGATGGATATCCCAGATGGACGCTGGATAGATTTACGGCTGGGTATGCCAGAAGACAGCATCTGGAATCGCAAGCACGCTGAATTTCACGAGGTGGAAAAATTAAATAGCTTTGATGGAAGCTGAGGAGACCGCCGCCCGTTGCATGCAAGAACAGGCGGCGGCTGGTTGCTCAGTGTTCATGCCCGAGCAAACGCCGGGAATATTACCCGAACAAGATTTATAGGCCAACCTGGCGAACAGTCGGGAACTCTGAAACCAACCACATATCGGATTCTTCAAACATTTCCTCCAGCATGCGGTTCAGTTTTTCCCGATCGCTTTTGTTAGCATCGCTATTCAGGCCGTTTGCCTGCATCGGCTTCACCTTCACTTCGGCATCAGGGAAAATCTGGTGCACCCGCTTCGTCAGCTCGGCCAGAATAATTTCTCTGGCCCCTTCAAGCCCCTCAACATTACGCTTGTCATATACCAGTTCAACAAACATTACGATCCCTCTTGCCTAACTTGATCTGTAATCACAAAAATACTACTGTATATAAATGGGTCTTCCCTTGTTGTGGTGGCTGAAGGCATGATAATGGTGTATTTAATCGCCAGAGGTCACCGCCATGGACGAAAAGTCCCTCTACGCTCATATTCTCAACCTGTCCGATCCGTGGCAGGTAAAGTCCCTTTCTCTCGATGAAAATGCCGGTTCTGTTACTGTCACTATTGAGATCGCTGAAAACACCCGGCTAGCCTGTCCGACCTGCGGTAAATCCTGTTCTGTTCACGATCACCGTCATCGTAAATGGCGCCATCTTGATACCTGCCAGTTCACCACTATTGTTGAAGCCGATGTTCCACGAATTATGTGTCCGGAGCATGGCTGCCTGACGTTGCCTGTTCCGTGGGCTGGCCCCGGAAGCCGGTATACGTTGCTATTCGAATCGTTCGTTCTCTCATGGCTGAAAATCAGCACCGTTGATGCTGTCAGGAAGCAACTTAAGCTCAGTTGGAATGCGGTTGGCGGCATTATGACCCGGGCAGTTAAGCGAGGTCTTGCCCGGATAAAAAAGCCATTATCCGCCCGTCATATGAATGTGGATGAGGTCGCCTTTAAAAAAGGACATCGTTACATAACGGTGATCTCCGATCGCGATGGTCGGGCGCTGGCCTTAACGGATGATCGCGGCACAGAGAGTCTTGCCGGCTATCTTCGCACGCTCACTGATGGGCAGTTGCTGGCTATCAAAACGCTCTCAATGGACATGAACGCGGGCTATATAAGAGCAGCGCGTATCCACTTACCCAGTGCGGTTGAGAAAATCGCCTTTGACCGCTTCCATGTGGCGAAGCAACTGGGCGAGGTAGTTGATAAAACCCGTCAGAATGAACATCCGCACCTCCCTGTTGAAAGCCGACACCAGGCAAAAGGAACCCGCTTCCTGTGGCAGTACAGCGATAAGTGGATGACCGAATCCCGGCAGGAAAAGCTGATGTGGCTGCGTGCACAGATGAAGCTGACGAGCCAGTGCTGGGCGCTGAAAGAGCTGGCAAAGGATATCTGGAACAGGCCATGGAGCGAGGAAAGACGGAGTGACTGGCAGAGATGGTTGGCGCTGGCGGCTAACAGTGACGTTCCCATGATGAAAAATGCCGCGAAAACGATAGGAAAAAGGCTGTACGGGATCCTGAATGCGATGCGACACAGTGTCTCAAACGGAAATGCGGAGGCACTTAACAGCAAGATCAGGCTGCTGAGGATAAAAGCCAGGGGATACCGAAACCGGGAGCGCTTTAAACTGGGGGTGATGTTCCACTACGGAAAGCTGAATATGGCGTTCTGAGCCTTCCCACCATGATCGGGGAAGACCCATATAAATACAGTCAATAGTCCATAGAGGGTGCTCTTATGCCTCGTCAACCTGATATACGTGCAGCCTTTTTAGCGGCCATACAACAGAATCCAAAGGGATATCTTTGTTTGAACACTGACAAATTCATCACTGAATTGCGCGTTAGGAATTGGCATTTCAGCCAGGCAGATGCCAATGCATGGATTAAGAGATACCAACCAGACTTTGCTGATAAGACGACGGATGGAAGCGATAACCGTTACTGGATCTTGCGCAACATGGGGAGGATTTTCTGATGGGCTTTCCTTCACCGGCTATGGATTATCAGGAACAGCGGTTAACCATCGATCTGTTATGCGGAATTGATGGAAACTGCAGGGTAATTGAAACCTCATGCGGTTGGGCTGTCATTAACGTTGCCATGAGGCCAGAGCAGGGAGATACGCTACTGGTAAGAATGGATAACAGGAACGAGTTTGCAAAGCTATACGGGGCGGCATTGATAACTGAAGATGGTGAAGCGATAGAAGGCGACGCGCTGGATGATGTAACTGTATATGGCGTACTGACTCACACCCTTAACATTATAGGGGAGGACAAGTTACCCACTATATAACCGGATAACCACTAAACTGCCTTCCCCAAAATAAAAACTAAAGCAATGAAAATTATGGATAATTTTAAACGTAAAAACTATAGTTAATCAGCCAGTAAAACAAAGCTAACTAGCTGATTAACAAGGGTTAGTTTGAGATTGTTGAGCTTTGCTTGTGGAACAGCTCCCTGAACACCGGATAAATATCATCCTGGTCACGGATATGCTGCATGGCAAAATTATCGAACATTGCTTGCAGATGTTCATACTCCCGCCACAGGGTCTGGTGCGCGCGACGGGTAATTTCGATATAGCTGTAGTAACGCACCACCGGCAGAATTTTCTTCGCCAGAATCTCGTGACACAGCGGTGAGTCATCGGCCCAGTTGTCGCCATCGGACGCCTGCGCGGCATAAATGTTCCACTGCGCCGGGTCGTAACGCTCTTTGACCACTTCATCCATCAGCTTCAGAGCGCTTGATACGATGGTCCCGCCGGTCTCCTGCGAGTAGAAAAACTCATGTTCATCTACTTCTTTCGCCTGAGTATGGTGACGAATATAAACCACCTCCACGTTCTTATAGGTTCTGCTCAGGAACAGATAGAGCAGAATATAAAAACGCTTCGCCATATCCTTCGTGGCCTGGTCCATCGAGCCGGACACGTCCATCAGGCAGAACATTACCGCCTGGCTGGAGGGCTCGGGGCGTTTTTCGTAATTCTTGTAGCGCAGGTCGAAGGTGTCGATAAACGGTACCCGTTCGATCTTCGCTCTTAGTTCCGCAATCTCTTTACGCAGACGCTCCTCTTCCAGCAGTTGCGCCGGTTCCGTGTTCTCCACGACCTTCAGGCTGCTCTCCAGCTCGCGCAGCTCGCGCCGTTTGCCCGCCGTCATGGCCGTACGTCGCGCCAGTGAATTCTGCAACGAACGCACGACGCTGATATTGGCGGGCACGCCGTTGGCGGTATAGCCCGCACGATGGGTTTTATATTCATTAAGCTGACGATGCTGATTCTTTTTTAGATTCGGCAGCGCCAGGTCTTCAAACAGCAGGTCGAGATATTCGTCTTTCGAAATCTGGAAGACAAATTCGTCCTGACCTTCACCGTCCTGGCTGGCCTGTCCCTGACCGCTTCCTGAACCACCGCCGCCGCCCTGAGGACGCTCAATTCTGTCGTTCTGAACGAAGTGGTCATTACCTGGGTGTACGCGATGGCGCAGGCCGCCTCGCCCCTGATGAAACATCGGTTCGCTGATGTCATCGGTGGGGATGGAGACAGACTCGCCGCTGTCGACGTCGGTCACCGAGCGTTTGTTGATGGCCTCGGAGATAGACTGTTTAATTTGCGCTTTATAACGACGCAAGAAGCGCTGGCGGTTCACCGTGCTCTTGTTTTTGCCGTTAAGACGCCGGTCAATAAACCAGGTCAT